CATTCACTGGAGAGAGCGACGCATAGACCAGTCGGTCTGCATCCGGGTTCGCGCCCAGGTTCGCCAGCTCGGCCAGTACCGTAGCATCCCCGCTAAGCCTGGCTGTGAGTGCCGCTTCGATTCGAGGAGCAGCGACCACCTCTCTATCGCCTCCTGACCTGGACCCCGTAAGGCCCGAAGATGGTCCCGTCCACCCCGATGGTGAGCCGATAAAACCCCGGTGTACCGGGAGCCGTGAATGTAGCCAGCAGCTCCCCGCGTGAGGGATGCAGAGAACTGACCGCCGGGTCGCTGCCGCCCGTCTGAGCCGCCCCGGCGGCATCGGTCAACATACCCTCCAAAGTTGCGGATGCTGAATAGGAAACCACCCGCCCCAGGCCGTCTATAAGCTGCAACTGCACCTCAACGACCTCCGCGACAAACGGCTCTATCGTTCCGTCCGTGCCATTATCCAGCGCAGTCAGCTTCAGCGGCCCCCACAGGAAGGCAACACTACCTCCTGCCACCTCGGCCTGGGAGTTGTTGGTAATGGGCCACGAGCTTGTCGGTATCTCGTTGCCGGGCAGGTCGGTGACATCGCCAAGAACGCGCGAGTAGGAGAGTTGAAGCACCGCGCTCGGAGGCACGGCCACGGCCAGAGTCAGCGTCGCCGTGAACGCATCGATGCGAACCGAGGTAGAGATCGCCCGATACGCCCCGCCCACGTAGATTCCGAACCCGTCCAGGTCCGGCCCGGTCGTCGCCTCGGTGAACCGGACCGTAATCGTTCGCCCGTCGATATCGAGCACTGCCGCCTCCACATCGGGCGGAGACGTATCGACGACACTCACCTGGCTGGAGGCCGAAACCACCCGGCTCCCATCGTTGACGCTCCATGCCACCGGCACCACCGCCGAGAGGGCGGTATCTATGGTGGTGGTCAGCGTCGCCGTCACCAGCCTGGCCTGGCCCAGCAGCACCGTCACCGGCGAGACCGGGGAGTACGAAACCGTAACTCCGGCAGGCAGCCCGCTTGCCGAAACAGACACATTCCCCGCGAACCCGTTGAGCGGCTGGATCGTGATAGGAACCTGGACCGATGCCCCGCGCTCGATGACAACCGAAGTCGGGGCGAAGACCGAAACGGTCGCCACGGTAGCGTCCGCATACATCTTCGCGATGTAGACACCGCCTCTGCCATCGCCCGCGACCGGGTGCACGTTGTCCCCGAGGTTGTCCGCGTTGTTCCCGTGGAACTTCGCCAGCGCTGTCCCGATGGGAATCAGCGTCGTCGGGTGAATGACAGCCAGGGACTCGATGTACTCCCGAATCCCCTGGGCCACGATGAGATGCTCCGTCGCCGCCGCCCCGATGGGTGCTCTGGTGAGCGGGAACAGTCGCCAGCCCCGCGCCTCGCACTGGGCCAGGAGACTGTCGATAGCGGTCTTCGTCTCGCTGAGGTTGCCGTATCCCAGCCCATTTGTACCGAGTTCCACCACGACATCCTTGCAGCCGGGAATCGCCGTCATCGCGGCGACCATCTCGGCGTTGAGGTCGCGTCCGGCGAAGAGGATGGCTTCGTCATGATAGTTGAACCAGGCTGAGCCGCCACACACCACCGTGCCGAACTTGGCCAGGGCCAGCCCGGTCATGGCCGCCGCCGCTCTTCGGAAATCGTCCTCCCACTCCCCACCCAGGCTGTCCATGATGCAGACCGCGCCGGTGCTCTGCGCGCCCGGTACCAGCGCTTCGGCGGGGAGAGCGGGGTTGTCCGCGCTCACCACGATAGAGCCGGGCAAGACGTTGACGCTCGCCTCGAACTGGAGCGTGGTCGCCGTGTTGCCCGTCGGCGTCGCCCCATTGAGTTCGGCGATACCTGCCTGGTAGTAGACCATCTCCGTGGTGCCAGGAGTGTCTGTGAACGTCACCGTGCCCGCCCCGGCCCTGGTGGAGCTGGAGACGGTCGTCCAGGGACCCTCGGGCCTCAGCGCCCGCTGGAGGTCTACCCGGTAGTTCCTGTCACCACGCCCCCCGAAGATCTGCGCCGTGATAGGGATGGCCCCACCTGTGATCTGCGCCACGCTGGTGACACGCAGCTCGCCATCCAGCATATAGTCGCCCGCTGCCCAGGCGGCGATCTGGTCGTCGCTCCTGTAGCCGGGGCAGAGGATCAGTTCATGCGCTTCGATGGACACATCGTTGTGTCCAATAATCCAGGCGAACCCGTTGTTGAGGTTGATGGTGCTCTGGTTGGCACGTGTATCCGTAATCTGCCACTCTCCAGGAACATCCAATCTGTAGAGCTTGACCTTCGTGATGAAGTCCGTACCGGACCGCTGGTACCGCACGGCCAGGGCGTAGAGTCCCCCGTTGAACGGCGCGCCGTTGGCCAGCGTCGCTCCTACCTGATTGCTGTTCCCACCCGCGATCTGGATGCCTGAGCCTGCGTTCTGCCACTGCACGGTCATGTTCAATTGCGAGCTGATGATGTTTGGGATGGTCCCCCCGGCCCGGTACCCGTTGAAGCGGAATCGAAAGAGCAGGGTGTAGTCACCCTGGCCTGGCTGGAACCTGCCGTCCGGGGTGCCCTGGAGCGTCATGATGGCGGTGGTGCCCGCAGTGGAGGAGAGCACGGGGCCGCGAATGGCATCGTTGACCACGGTCCAGGTCCCCGATGGCAGGAACCCGGCTCCGGCATCCCGGCTCAGGTGATCGGGCTGGACCAGATTGGCCGCTTTCTCGAACCTGGCGAGGACGCCGCGCTTGTAGGTGACGAGGGCGCTGTTGCCTGCCTGCGGGGGGAACAGGCCGCCGACACTGATTCTGGATACAGAGGACATTACGCCTCGCCTCCTGCTGCCGGGGCGTCCCGATGAACGATGAGGTTCTTGGGGTTGCGCCTGGCCTCCCCATCTGCTTTCCTGCGCCGCATATCCACCCGCCATGCCCCGGTACTCGCTACCAGTGCCACTCCGAAGAGGAGCGCCTGCTCGGCGGGGAAGTAGAAGCGGGCGGCGTTCCAGAACGTGACCAGGGAGACAATGGAGCCGCCCACCATGAAGATCATGCCGATTCGCTGGAGAAGGCACAGGGTATCGCGGTGCGCCAGGCGTACCAGAGTCGCTATCAGAAGCGCCAGAAGCAGGAGAGCGTGTAGAATCATGAGGTTTCGTCCTTACCGAATTTCTTCCGCAGCCAGTCGGGCGCGACTTCGATGGTCAGGCGGCACACTTCCAGCCCGGCAAGCCCACCCACGAACCCCAACAACGGGGCAGAGTCGGACGGCCAGCCCTGCCAGTGCAGAAGCGCGGGCACGCCCCACTGCGCCAGAGCGACGCTGCCGAGATACCCGGCGAAGACGGTGCGGAGCGGCTGGCGGTGCGGCATAAGGAACCGGACGGACGCGCCGAAGACGCCTGCTATCACCGATTCCGTCTGCACACGGATCGCCGCGCCCAGCAGCAGAGGGGACAGCACAACGAGAGGGGCGAAAATCAATGCCACGCCAGCGCGGGTCAGCAGCTCCTGCCAGCGCCGGTTCAGCGAGGCGAAAACGACGAACGACGCCAACAGCAGCGTCAGGAGAATCGCAGAGGCAGGACCGCGCCCTTCTGCGTGCGCCTCCGCCAGCGACGACAGCCACATCAGCTTGCGCCCTGCGGGCCGGTAGTGCCACCGATCCCCGCGCCAATGGCGTTTGTCGCCTCATCGAGCTTCACCGCAAGAGTGGCGCGAACGCCATTCAGTATCTTAACCGCCCCGCCGACACCGATGACCAGCGGCGGCCCCCATGCGGTAATCGTCCCATCCGCGATGAGCTGCGCACCGTAGAGCGCCGACCCCACCATCCCGTCAGAGACGGGTCCCTCCGGAGCGCCCGCTCCAATATTGTGATCGGTGCAAAACTTCTCCAACGCTTTTCGAATGGCTACGTAATCTGGTTGCATGGTTGTTTTTCTCGTTTCTGCCGCCTCTGCGTGCGGCCATTTGACAAAACTTTTAATCTTTGATAGACTTCCGGCGCGGGTTTTTCTCACCCGCGCACCCTCTCGCTGCCTCTCTACCCTTTTTGGCAGCACCTATCTCCCTCTGGAAATAGGTTTTTTTGTTGATTTATGCGACATTTATTTATTGTCGAATAAATATCTATTATCGTTACGTGAAGCGCTTCTGAGGCTGCCCCGCCACCCGCCGCACCTCAGCTATCAGTGCTATGGCGTCCGAGCGGTCTTTGTCCAGCCCGGTGATGCGCCAGCGCCGCGCACTCGCTCCCGTGCCGATTTCGATGATGTCACCCTCGGCTATGTCCATCTCTGCGGGCGGGGTCGCCAAAAGGCACAGAGCGAACCGAGCATCGTGGTCAGTGGTCTGCCTGCCCTCCTGGGCGCTCCAGGTGCCTCGTGGCCGCATCTGCCGGGCGGGGAGAGCCGTGTACACTTCCTGCTCCTGAGAGGGGGCGGATTCCACCCCCCCGGCTCCGTTGGCGTTGCGAACCGGGCGGAGTACACGGGCGCGCAGCTCGCACTCCCGGACGAACAGGGTACGCTCGACGCGAAGGCGGGAAGGGGCGATCACGCTACCCATGCTCCCGTGCGGCGGTTGGCCCGCATCTGGTACGCCCTCGCCATATCGCTGTAATCGCGGGAATCGTCCCCCGCTTTCTGGGTCACCAGCTTCGCGCACTTGTCGGACTTGAGCATGAGGGCTGCGCGAATAGCGGCGTCCACGTCCCATTGCTGAGGGGGGCGCGGGCCTGCGTCCTCCCAGATGAGATCGGGGCCGTCGGAATACTGCGATCCGAACATCCCGGACTTCGGCCAGGTCGGTGCGGTGGCCGCACTGCTGCCCGCGGTGATAGCCCGGTAGAGCCGCCCGTTGTGCCCCGTGGGCGCTGTGATAACGCGATCTCCAATTTCATAGGCCGTGCTGGCAGAGTGGACAGTGTAGCGCAACGCATCGCTGAGAATGGCGTCCAGCTCGGTGGTATCTATGGCGGGATACTCCGACCCGTCCGCCGCGCTCATCACGCGCTCGGCTACCTCCTGCTCGGTCAGCACGGCCATGATTCAGCTACCCTACGGCTGCTTCCGTAGCTTCACGACAGCACCGGCTGAGGCTACAGCCCCCGTAGTCGCCCCGGCGGTGGTCATCACCACCCGCACGAAGCGCTTGGAGCCAATGTAGCTAACCTGCTGGATTACGTTGGAGGCAATAGCCGCCAGCGTGCCCACCTGGTCTGTCGCTACCACCACGTCCGCCCATGCGGAGTTATCCGCCGAGTCCTGTAGCTTCGGGGTGTGGGTACCATCTGTGACGACGCCAGGATGCACGTAGAACGTGTTTTCCTGCGCGTTCGCCAGGTCCACGCCCGTTCCGTTGGCAGAGGCGGCACGCGCCGCCGGAGCCAGGCTGTTGATGACATCGATGATGTCTCTCGTTGCTTTCATGAGTTTCTCTTCTCCTCCTTATGCCTGTCTCAGACGAGCGAACGCTTCGCCCAGAACCGGCATAGCATCCGTCTCGCGGCGGAGGATGTAGCCCGTCTGGTTCGTTTCGGCGTACAACTCGTTGAGAACCTGAAGCTGCATGTCCAGGGCATCGACGACGTGGTAGAACCGAAAATCCCCCAGAATCGCGGTGTACAGCCCAGTGGTGATCGTGCCCGGCGCGTACTCCGACTCCATCACAGGACGCCCGCACAGGGTCTCCGGTGTGCCTTGCAGTCCTCCCCCCGGTCCAAGCCCGGTGGACCAGATGTAGTTGTTCGTGGTGTCTTTGAGCTTGCGTGCCGCCAGCAAGACGGTGCGGTTCAGTATCCAGCGCGAATTCATCCTGTACTGGGGCTTCAGCGCGTACGTTACGTTGAGAAAATCATCCGCCACGATAGCCGCCGCGCCCGCGGCCACGGTATCTCGTCCCGTGGGGATTCCGTTGGCGTCGGCGACGAAGACCCCGAGCGGTTGATTCGCCCCATTCCCCACCAGAAACGCCTTCTCCTCGGTGATGGCTACTTTGTAGGCCAGGCGATCCTGAATCACTGACTCTACATGCGGAGCGCTGCGGATCAGCTTATTGGAGAGCTTGATACGCTTGGCCATGGGGTTGGGCTTGAGTTCGCGCCGCCCGTAGGCCATGGTGGTTTCTTCACTGCCCGTCCCCAATTCCACTGTCCAGTCGGTATCGGACGGATCGGTGTCGATAGCGGGGAAACCCAGGCTCTCCGCGTTGGTAAGCTGGAACGTGGTGGCCAGCGCGCGCATGAACACCAAATCTTTCATCAGGGTAATGATCCCCGTTGCTACCTGCATGGGCACCAGCAGGAAGCCGCCGCCTGCGGGATTGTCCGCCTGGTACGCCTTGGTGCTGGTGATGCGCCCGATAGCTTCGCCGTCCTCTTGGCGGAGAGCGGAGGCACCACCACGCAGGAAGCGTCGGAACGCCTCCATGCCCTTGAGAGTAGCCTCCTCCTCGTTCATGCCGAGGTCTTTCCCGGTGCCCCCCAGAGCGAGCGGCAGGTTGTTCACTGCTTTTTTCGCCCACTCGTCGGCGGCGTTGGACCGCTGGACATTGGCAAGCTGCCCCTTGAGCTTGTCTACCTCGTCCAGGATGTTCGTCCACTCGGTCTGTTCGGTCGCTGTCATATCGCCGGGCTTGCCGTCGTACTTCGCGCGAATATCATCGCTCTGTTTCAGGAGACGCGTGAGCTGCTCCTGAATCTGTTTCTCGTTCATCAGTTGGCTCCAGCCACGGCGGCGCGGGCAACAAGCGCCCGATAGGCCAGCGTGGCAAAGGGGTTGGCATCGGCGGAAGTCGCCGGAGGGGTGTCGATGAGCTGCACAGATCCGCCTGCATCCCGCAGGGAGTCTTTCAGCCGGGAAACCGCAGCCAGCGCCTCGGACTTACTGGCTCCTGCATCCCGCAGGAGCCGTTCGAGGTCTCGCTCGGTAGAAAGCACGGAAAAGTCAAAACGCTCCGCCGCGCCCTTGGCGCTCATGGCCATCGCCTGTGGGTTGGCGGGGATAGCGACGACGCTATACTCCACGAGTCGCGCAACTTTCAGAATCCCGGAGACCCAGGATTCCTCTGCCAACAGCGCCGCCGTGTCGAACAGGTTCATGTCGTAACCATTGGCGCGGGCGAAGTCAAGCAGCTTCTGGCCATTCTCGAAGTCCATCTGCCCCTGCTTCCAGTCGCAGAAGAATCCCACAGAAAGGCCGACGGAAAGACCAGCCTCCAGACGTTCTCTCGCCACGGTGCGGGCATCCTGCGCCGCCTGGTGGCTGTGGAACAGGGCCTCCGTGTAAAGCGCCCGCCCCCGCATCTCCGCCACCTGGGGCATGGCGATGGGCAGGTCGTCCCACTCGTGCCCCTGAGCCACGAACCCGTTTTTCAGAAAATCGGGCAGCGCCTCTTCAAACGCGCCGGGGAAGATCACATCCCGATAGCTGTCCAGATTTCCGATAACCGCCGCCGCGCCCGATAGCTGGTTTTCTGTCAGAGTAGCGGCATCGGCTTTGATTTCCCAGCCCTTGCGAATCATTCTCATACACTAACCTCGCTGAGCGGTTTTATCCGCGTGGTCGGTCCCCACTCACTACCCTGCGTCTCGGTCATCTCGGAGAGCGGCGTGCCGGACTGGTAGAGAGCCAGGCGGGATGGACCGAGCACCTGCGCCTGAGTTTTTTCGGGGAGCGCCGCAAAGAGCGCAGGACCGGATTCGATAACCGGGCGCGTGTCGGGCAGGGAATCGTCCTGAAGAATCTCCGCCCAGGACTTCACGGCGGGCACCAGAGCACACCGGCAGTTGGGGTGCGTCGGCATGATCTCGCTGGACTCGCTCTTTGTGCCGTGGAACGCCCAGCAGGAAACACAGGTATCGGCATCGGCGGCGGAGAGCCGGATGTACCCGTCCAACACGTCGGAGTTCGCCCGGTAGGTGCGCCTGCTGGCTTCCCGGCTGGCGCGTAGCATCTCGGTGCGCGCTATGGTCTCCAGCCGGGCGCGGGCGGTCCCCTGAAGTGCGGAGAGCCGCGCCGCTGCCTGCCGCGGGTTCTCCCCCAGCGTGACAGCATCCAGAAGCCCTTGCCGAATCGCCTCTCCGGTATCTGCGCCGAAGGTGGCCAGGAGAGCGG